AGCATGCCTGAAGCAGAAAGGGCAGAATCAACATCTGATGAACAGATGATGAAGTTGCCTTTACCGCGACGAGTTTGTTTAGCAATGATGTTTGCTTCACGCTCGATCTGTACAATCAGACCTTTGAACTTCTCTACTGACCAACGGCCATCTGCATCTGTTGACAGGTCAAAGATACCATTGATAGCAGTGTTGGAAGTACCAGCACCAGTTTTGGCTTGTGAGTTAACAGTACGGATAACTTCACGGTTGATTTCAGCCATGATCTCGGTTGAGAGAATGTTAGCCAATTCTGTTTCTGCATCCAGTCCATGAATAGCTTTCAAGTCCTGAGCCAGTTCCAGTGAGTATTCAGCTTTTAGTGCACGTGACTTAGCAGTGACTGTTGCCTTCTCAATGGTGAAGCCCATTTCTGCAAAGTCTTCTGAACCTGCAGAACCAAGTGCTTCTGCTTCTGCAGTTGTGTATGGATCACCTGCATAAGGACCGGTACGTGAATCATCGATAGATGAGTCAACGGTGCGCAGACCAGTTGCAGAGTCATCAGCCAGACCAGACAAGCCTGAAGGACCAGAACCGTTACCAGTTGCAGCAGAGTCGCCAGAGAAACCAACTGCTGCTTCGTTGAACAGAGCTTCATCACCGGCAGATACACCAGCTTTGGTGGTTTCGTAACGTGACTTCATTGCAAAGATCAAACCAGTTGGACCAGACATTGGCTGAACGCCACACATATCATAGGCCATAAGGTTTGGCATTGCACGACGTACAAGAGCAATAAGAACTGGATTCCAGTTAGCAACATTGCCACTTGCAACAGAGTTAGTTGGAGCTGCTTCGGTGATCATTGCTTCTTCAGCGAAAGCACGCTCTTGGTTTTCCAGAATTGCAGCAGTAACTGCTTTTCTGTGATGATCTTTAATGGCGCCCGCTGACTCTTCGTTCAGTACCGGTGCCCATTTTTCGATCAGTTTATCGTAAGATACGTTCATTTTGGACTCCCAAATTATTTATTAGTTTTTTGGATTGCTGAGAGGTACTGAGACATTACGTCAGAAGTTACCACTGGAGTTTCCCCAGTATCTTCTTCTTCAATATCAACAGACTCAGTTACTTTTTTGGTGAAGTATGATTCTTTAACGGTAGCAACTTTTTGTGCAAAAGTTTCTTCGTCTTCAAAATCTACATCTTCAACCAAGTCTTTCAGTTTTTCTACTTGAGTTTGGGCAAGACCTTCAGCAGCTTCACGGATAATTTTATCACGCTTCAATACTTCCAACTCTTCTGCCATTTCAAGAGATTTAGCAACTGCAGAATTATGAGCTTCTTCAAGTTCTTCAATTTCTGCAGCCAGTTCGTCAACCAGGTCAACCTTTGATTCTGGAACCTCGATGTAAGATTCAGTAAACAGATCACGAAGACTGTTCATGAATTTTTCTGCGATTTCAGTTCTCAGGCCAGACTGAACGGCGAGTTTATTCTCTTCCATCCAGTTCTCAACTACGTAGTTAAGATAGCTGTCGACTTTTTCAACGAGTTCAGCTTTAGTAGATTCAACTTCTTCAGCCAATTCTTCGTTGTATTTCTCTTCGAGACGATCAATCTCTTCGGCGAGCTTAGATTTAATAGCTGCTTCAAAGATGATTTCTGCCTTCTCCTTAAACCCTTCAGATAAAGTAGCTTCTTCAGAGACCAGAGCTTTCAGGTCATCTTTGAAATCTGCTTTATAGTCAAGTTCTGGAGATTCAGCAATTGCTTCACCATCAAAAGATTGACTTTCGGTACCGGCCATCAATGTACCCAATACACCAGAAAGTTTTTCCTTTGACATACCTTGCATTGCACCAACAGCGGCTGACATCATGCCTGCTTTTGTACGAGGCATTGGATCTTGCTTAGTGTTATCACCTTTACGTGCAGGTGCACGTTTGGTTGCTTCACCAGCTTTATCCGTAGCAGCTACTGATTGTGCTTCAGCATTTTTAGGATCGTGAGCTTCTTCCACGACATCGTTGTCATCGTCATGGAGTTCAATCTCTTGATCCTCAATCATTTGATCTTCAGTCATAATTGACTCCTTTTATTTAGATTTGAGCAACGAGAGGAAATTCTTAAACTCACGAACTTGTGTCTCATAGAGATCAGCACGCGGAGCTTTCTTAATTTCAGTCTCTATCTTTTCAATTGCCTGAGCTTCAATGATGCCGTTGTTCCATACCCATTCAACACCTTCCATAACTCCATTAACAAAAGCGCTAGGAGCAGATGGGTCTTGAACAATATCTACTGCATTAAGTAGAAAGTCTGGTTTTACAACCATTACGCCACCACGATTTTCGAGGCTTCCCATACCACGAGTTGATACGCCTAGTTTGACACCTCCGTCCAGCAGACCTTTTACAATCTGACCCATAGGAGTTTCCAAAATAGTCGCCTTACCCACAACATCATTACCCTTCCATTCAAGAGTGTCGATCTTGTGAGAAACTTTGTCAAGATTAACGGTAGGTCCTTCAGGGTGATTTAATTCACCAACAGCTCTGCCTTTTGAAACTTGTTCAGTAACATATTTGTTTACTGCACCTTCCATAACAGGCTTTGGATATACTCTACCGTTACGATTCTTTTGTTCGGCTGACATGAATACACCTTCAATGGCATATTTCTTGCCGCCATCTTTGGTTGCCTCTGTGACAACTTCCAGTTGGTCTTCAGTATATTCAGCAATCAGCTTCATTTCTTTAATACCTTTATAAACTGTGTAGCAGCCTTTTCAGCTTCGTTTTTAGATTTATAAGAATCTAATCTGTCGCCATCAATATAGGCAACAAATGCATTTCTTTCCTTATAAACCATAACTTGAATTCTACCCAATTTTTTATTGACCACTAATTGGCCCTCAGGTTTCCTTCCAGTTAATTCTCTTAGCTGTAAAAAACTTTTCATTTTATTACTATTATTTATAAAAATTTATTTTTTTATTTTAATCAAATTTCATCATCTTCATCTTCAGCTTCATCGTCTTCCGAATCTTCCTCATCGTCCGACTCAAGCTCATCTTCTGCTTCAAGGTCAAGTTCGAGCTGGTCGTCTTCAAGATCATCATCGTCTTCTTCATCTGGATCAACTCCGTTATAAATCTGATCAGCAAGTCTAATTTGTTCTTGATCTAATAAATCATTTAATTTAACGGTCATGACATTACCAAAAATATCATTTGCTTTGGAAAATTCATTGTCCATAGCATGCTGAATCATATCCCTAATTTCAACAGGAGGTAATTCGTTTTCTGCTACTTCAGGTTCCATTACTTCTGCTTCTTCACTCATTACTTATTTCCTTTTACATTTATATCAATGCTGTGTTTTTGACCACCTGCAGGAGGTTGTTCTTGTGGTATTTCCTGCTGTGGTTCTTCTTCCGGTTCTGCTTCAGCTTCACCATCAATTTCCTTTTTCATATTCTCAACATCTTCATCAGAAAGCATGAGAATATTTTTCTGAACCCATTCCTTGGAATAATATTCACCAACATATTGTTGAACCATATCTAAAGTTTGGATTCTTTCTCTCAATATTTCAATATCACGTAGTTCTGTAAAAGCATTATCTCTTACAAAGTCAACTGTAATATCATTCTTCCAATCTTCCCAATCCTCTTCAGTACAAATACCTTTAAGGATAAGTTGTTTCTTCAAAATACCATAGAACAGATGAGCAAATCTCATACGAAGTCTGTCAATAAACTTCTGGAATTTTAATTCGTCTCTACTAATCTCTGTAGATCTACCTAGGTTAAATTGTGTTTCTTGTTCCAATCTGCTAACTGGAACATTTAATGAACGATACACTTTCTTTTGGAAGAAAATAACATCATCAATTTGGCCTAGATTTTCACCACCAGGCAATGTAGTAATTTCTGTTCCTCTACCACCTTCTCTACGCGGTAACCAGAAATCTTCAAGCATAGACATATGCTTACGATCATCTCTGATCTCGCCAGTTTTTGCATCGTATACAAGTTTGTTACGATACTTGGCCATGATGTCTTTCATATACTGTTCGGCTTTACCTCTTGGTAAATTACCCACATCAATATAGAACATTCTACGTTCTGGTGCACGAGCAAGTCTATAAATGACTAATGAATCTTCCATCATACGCAACTGATTGATTGGCTTCAGTGCTTTATGAAGATATGAAATAATTTTTTTACGATCTTCAGATAATAAACCAGATGTAACATAACTCACAGAGTCTGTGGTCATTTTTACACCATTGGTAGATGAACCTGGTTTTTCTTGATAAATGAAAAATTCTTCTGTTTTCTCAATAATATCCGCACCAGTTGCAGGATCTTTTTTCTTCTTAATCTTTTTGACCTTGCGCATTTTAGCAGCATCTATAGGTCTAATTTCTACAATACCTTCTTTTGGATTTGCTTCATTTAATACCAAATGGTGGTACATACGACCGTCTACATACCAACGACGGAAGATGTCATGGCCCAATTCTTTAAAATTG